ACAGTTGCGACGAACAGCGTCGTCGCATCACGCTCAGGATGGGTCTATGAGACCCGAGTGAGCTGTGACGCTTACATGACTCCGAGTACCGTTCCCATTCAAGAACGTAGCCTCGGAGGCTACCCACTCCTCAACGCCGTGTCTAGAAAACAGACACGTCGTGCGGGTGGACCCTATGGTATAGTCCAGCCCTGGTCGCTAAGTAGCAACCAGGCTGCGATCGTTGCCGCGCTCGCTGTGACGCGGTACAACCCGAGCTAGATGTAGCTCATTGGGTCTCGGATCGTCCGGGACTCTTTCGCTCGCCGTGAGGCGCCGAAAGGAGAAGAGCCGTGGCTCTTGCAGATCCCCAGTCGTTGACCATTGCTGGTTCAGCGACATCCCTTCCTCGTACCGGACTCACCCTCACCGAGGGTTCGTTCCGGAGTGGTGACCAGACGGTCACTCTCGAGGTTCAGCACAACGCGGGTAAGCGAAACCGGCACCTCGTCAGGGTTACTACCTCGACGATCGTTGCCGATCCACTCGTTCCCGCGATCAACACGCCTGTGCAGTACTCTGCACATCTCGTGGTCGATGGCCCCCGTCAGGGGGTCACCGCTCTGCAGCTTCAGAAGCTTGCAGAGGCACTGGTGGGATGGGCCTCCGCCGCCAACCTGGCGAAGGTGGTCGCTGGAGAAAGCTAAGCCACGCTACGATCCACGGAACCCTAATGGAGGGCCCTGGTGAAAAGCGTAGCCGTGCTCTGGCAAACCTGCCTCGTTGAGGCAGGTGAGCAGTGTCATGTGCGCACCCTGCACGACTCAGCGTATGCTGAGTCGCGTTTTCAAACAGAGGGTCTATCGTTTCTGACGATCACCCTGCCTGCCTTTGAGAAAGACCTCCTAACGGCGGTCCAACAAGGGCAAGTCACCTCCGACCTCTTTTGCGGTTTCCGCAAGAGAGGGGGTCTCCCGGCATTCCTGTCGGGTTTCCTTCGGTTGCTGTTTGAGAGTACTGGCAAACTTCGCCCCGATGCACCCGCGTTCGTTCTGCGGGCCATCCGTCAAGTACTCCTACTCGGTTCAAAAATCGAGCTGGAGACGTCTGAACGCCGCCGCAAGGCAGCTATCCAGGCGTACATTGACACGGACGAAGGGATCGAGTCTACTGGGCCTCTGGATGAGTTTCAGAGGGCTGTGAGGAAGCATCTTGATGCATACCTCGCAGACGTAGAGTCCCGATTGTATCGGGACGAGTGGCAACCCCGCCACTCCTCGGGTCAGTTGGCTACCCGAGAGTCTTACAACTCCCGGTTTGGCTTCCTGACTTGGACTGACC